ATGTCGCAGGTTAAAGCAGAGACTTATCTCCCCGAGCCCGAGCTCATCCTGTTGGGCTGTCGGGCCTGGGATGCCCTGAAGCCGGCGGTATGCCCGGTCTGCAAGAATGGAATTCAACGCGGCGATGATGCGAGCTACTGCGCCCGTTGCGACTCGATGAGCCCCAAGCGGGAAGCGCAAATTCTCGCCGCTCGGCTCAGCCAGCGAACGCGAAGTGAGCGTGCGAGCGCGGAGCGGGACGCCCGGCTCGACCTCGAGCGGCTCCGCAACGCGTCGCCCATCCTGACCGAAGCCCAACGGAGGAGACTCTGGATGGGTTATAGCCAGAGCGGGATCGACTCGCGAAATCCCGACGTCGCCAACCGGGCCAAGGCCGGGCGCGACTGGCTGATCGCGATCGGCCAGGAGCCGGATTGGTCGATCGAGCTCGACGCCAAGGGGCGACCGAAGAAGGCCGCCGCCGACGCTCATTGATCCCGGCCCGATGACGCCCGGCGGCACCTCCCAGAACGTGTCGCCGGGGTCCCTCCTCCTCATTTTTCCCCAAACTCACGAATCAAGAGCCCGAGTTCGCTCTCGATCGCATCGAGCGCAACGGCTCCGCGTATCGCACCGCGCCACGCCCCGGCGCGGTCCTCTCACGCCTGGGTCGGCAGCCTTCCACGAGCGTCCCAAGGCGGACGACTCGGTGTGACGCTCGGCTTCGACGACCCGGCGTGGGAGTTCCCATTCCCCCCGCTTCCTCGCCGAATTGCGGCCCATTCGAGCCCTCCGGAACTCATTCAAAAGGAAAGGCACGAAACGAATGCCCGAACCGCTCCTGCCGCTCTACGAAGCTTACACCGCCTCCGCGTCCGATCTGATCGCCGCGCAGGCCAAGCACGACGCGGCCAAGGCCGCCTTGTTCGCGGCGATGCCCGACGGAGTCGAGTTCGCCACCACCGCCGACCATCCCCCGGTCATCAAGCGGGTGGGCGACCAGATCGAGACGGTGACGATGCCCTTTCTCGGCCACCCGTATCCGCATCCCAACGACTAGCAAGGAGCCGTCCGTGGGTCAAACCCTCGCGCAGAAGTTCGAGACGGTTCACGCCGCCGACGAGGCGGGCAAGGCGGCCCTCGCCGACTTGCTCAACCCCGAAACGGGCGAAGCGATCGCGCCGGGGGAGGCGGTGTTCGACGTGTCGTCCAAGCAGGTCTACACCAACGACAACGGCAAGCTCACCCGGACCAAGCCCCGAATCATCCAGGCACCCAAGGCGACGTCATGAGCGACGACGAGATTGACTTTCTGGATGGACTTGAGCCAAGCCTGCCACGTCCTACTCAGCCCATCCCGTCTCCTGTTCCGTCTTCGGTTCCCGTTTCGGCGACTCCTGTCAGTCCCGCGAAATCACGTGAAGCCCTGAAGTTTGCAGTGATCCTTATCGTGTGCGCGGCATGCTCTCTTGGATCGGGATTGCTGTTCGCATGGATGCTGTCGGGTCGGGGAGACTCCCCGCAACCGTCGGCTGACGCGGTGGCCCTGGGCCGCTCGTTCGCCCCAATCCTGGCGGGCACGCTGGCGGACGGGTTCGACGCGGGAGCCAAGGCTCTCGCGTCCGGCAAGACGATCGGCGAGTCCGACGCGATCTTGAAAGCCACCTTCGACCAAGGACGCAAGGCCGCGTTCGACGCACACGCCGGCCAGGCGATCCGCGACCTCGCGCCGGACGGAACCGAGATCAGCGACAACGCCAAGCGGAACGCCCTGGTCAGCCTCTTTACCGGGTTTGCCAAGGGGCTGAGGAAGGCTAAATGAGCTTCGACCCGATCACGATGGGCGGCTGGATCGACGACCCCGCCCGACATCCGATGGCCGCGACGTTCGCGCCTCCGTTGTCTCAGGTCGCCCCGCGTCTGATGGGGGCCGACGAGAATGTTTACCTCTACCGTGCCTGGAAAGAAGCGCTCGGCGACTACCCGCCTTACGTGGCCCAACGCATCGGCGACTGCACAAGTTTTGGTTCCGGCCACGCCGTCGACCTGCTCCAGTGCGTCGAGATCACGATCGGCAAGGAACCGATCACGTATCTCGAGACCTGCACCGAGGCGATCTACGGGATTGGCCGTGAGATCGCCGGAATGCTCGGCGGCGGTGATGGCTGTTACGGCGTGGCGGTCGCCAAGGCCCTGGTCGAGCATGGCGCCGTGCCCCGCAAGCTGGTGGGCCCCTATGACGGCAACCGGGCCAAGTCCTGGGGAGCTCGCGGCGTCCCCGCCGAGATCAAGACGGCCGCGGCCGAGTTCAAGCTGGGCTCGGCGGCCCTGATCGCAACCCTTGAGGAGCTCGACGCCGCGCTGGCCAACGGCTATCCGTCGGCCGGCGGCTTTTCTCAGGGGTTCACGATGCACCGCGACGCCAACGGGTGTTGCCAGCAGTCGGGGCGTTGGGGTCACGAGCAATGCTGCGCGGGGCGCCGTCGCCGCAGCGGTCGGCGGGAATATCTGCTCTGCCAGAGCTGGGGGCCGAACGTTCCCGACGGCCCGCTCACCGACGACCAACCGAACTTCTCGTTCTGGATCGATGAGACCGCCATGGCCTCGATTCTGGGCCAGCGTGACTGGCTCGCCTTCTCGAAGTTCCCCGGCTTCGAGCGCCGCCCTCTTCCCGCCGCATGGACCACCAAGGACTTCATCTGATGCCCAGCCGATCTCTCAGAAGCGTCGCCTCAGGCGAGAGGCGGTGCCGCCGATGAAATCCGTCATCCTCAACGCCCTCACCCTGTTCGGCCTCCTCTCCGTCTTCGCCTGGCTCGGCCTGGCCGTCGGAGTCTGGCGGCTGACTCGCGACCGCGGGCACGACCCACCCTCACCCCCACATCTGGGTCGCGAGCCGATCGCGGTCTCCCCGGTCGCCGAGCGCATTGCGGCGAAGTTCGCCCCGGCGCTCCAGACCCTCGCGACCGAGAACAAGGAAGGAGTTGTCGCGGCGTCGGGGAACGTCGTGTCGCGGCTTGCGGTACGAACGATCTACCCGGCGGGTGTGAAGGCCATCCCCTACGCGACGCAGATCGGCTGCGATCGCGCCCTCTCGTACCTCGATGGGCTTTCGGTCTCGCAACTGGTCGGAATGATGACCGAGCATGCGAGGGCGAAAGGACACCGGGTGCATCCTTCCGTGGCTCGACAGGCCGGTGTTCCATGACCCCCGTCCACCGCACCATCGCCGCGCTCCGCTTGCTCTGCCGACTCCACGGCGATACGGGTCAAGTCCCGGTCGTCGAGCTCAATCTGCTCGTCGCGGAGCTCGCGACCACGGAGCAGGACCGGCCTACGGAGTGGCCGGACACCGCACAACGATCGGACCTGGAACTCAACCCGCACGGATACCCTCGCGGACTTGCACTCCCATGAACATTGGAACTCTCCTCGAACTATTCATGGCAACTCTGGCGAAAGCTCAGGCGTTCGCCGCCTTGCATCGAGTCCTCCTCGTGCCGGCCGCCGAGCTCACCGGGATTCTGCTCTTGCTCTGGGGCGTGATCGATCGCCCGCGCACCTGCATCGTGATCGCGGTGGCCGCCTACCTGCTCTACCGCTACGGACCGAACTGGGGGCATGCGAAGGGGGAGTGACATGGCCTCCATCAAGACAGCAATCGAGACCGCCGTAGAGCGAGCGATCCGGTTCCTTGGGCCGGTCGCCAACGCGGTGCACGGGGAAATCTCCAAGCAGGAGACGGTGCGGGCGCTCACGAAGGCCGTGATCGTCGGCGCGGTGACCCGGGCTTCGATGGCCGCGACGATCCAGCGGCAGGAGGTCTTGACCGACGTCGTCGTGCCGCTGGCGGCCGCCGTGTTCACCGGGCTCCTCGACGCGCTCTCGCGACTGCAACAGGGCGAGCCGAAACCAGTCACCCCCCGCAACGACGAAATGCCTCAGTTTCCCCTGCCCGAACCGTCGAGTCAACACCACCCATGACCAACGGAATCTCCACCCTCTGCGCGGCGATCGCATCCTTTCTCGTGGCCTGCCTGATCGTCCGGCTCGTGGGCCAGTTCGTGGCTGGACACACGCTCCGGGTGAACCGCTGGCTCCGTGACCGATCCCGTTCCCATTGAGAAAAAAGGGGAGCCGACACACACGATGTCGCACGATATTCCCGCACAAACGTCGATCTTTGCCAGCAACGTGGCGGCCTCCGCCTGGTGGGTCGGCGACCTGCTCTATCGGCACGGGCCAAGCTGGCAGCTCGTGCCACCCATTCTGATCGGCGCCGCCTCACTGCTCGGCGCGATCCGCGGCTACGCCAACGATCGCCAGGCGCGGCGGCACAGGGACGAGCTCCATCGCATCAAGGTCGAGCGACGGAAGGAGTCGGCGTGAGTGCCGGATCAAGTCCGACCACGCCCGGCACGGACCGTGAAACTGACCTCCATTCGGTCGAACCTGAGCCGCTCGCAACCCCTTCATTGCCGAGAACAACGGTGAATGCTGTGTTCAAGTGGAGCGACGAACGACGAACGGCCGCGCTCCGGCTTGCGGAAGGCAACCTGACGGACGCTCAAATCGCGACCGAGGTGGGCGTCTGCCGGCGAACCATCTGGAGCTGGAAACAGATCCCCGAGTTTTCCGCGACGATCGAAAGCCACCTCGAGGAGTTTCGCCAGGAGGTCCGCCGGCGTGGTCTCGCCAGTCGAGAGCGGCGGATTCGGGCCCTCAACGATCGCTGGGACCGACTCCAGCGGATCATGGAGGAGCGAGCCGCCGACCCGAAGATGGCGGAGGTCCCCGGGGGCGCGACCGGCCTGCTGCTCCACAACGTCAAAGGGGTCGGAGCCGGCGAAAAGGCGAAAGTCCTCGACCTCTATACCGTCGACACCGGCTTGCTCAAAGAACTCCGCGAGCTCGAGAAGCAGGCGGCCCAGGAACTCGGCCAGTGGGTCGAGAGGCAAGAGGTCCGGCAACTGACAAAGGCTTATGTGACGGTCGGTCCCGACGACCTCTGACGATCGATAACCCGTATCCAAGTTCAACCACGACCCCACATGATCCCCCTCAATCAACGACCGTACGAACCCTTCGGGGCGGCCCGCGCGCTCTGGTCGGACCACCGCGACGAAGTCTTGTTGTCGGGACCGGCGGGCACGGGGAAGTCGCGGGCCTGCCTCGAGAAAATCCACGCGGTCTGCCTGCGGTGGCCGGGCGCTCGGGCCCTGATCGTCCGCAAGACGCGCGAGAGCCTGACGGAAACCGCGTTGGTGACCTGGGAGGAGAAAGTCCTCCCGGCGCAATCACCCATCGCCAGTGGTTCGCGCAGGAGCCACCGCCAATCTTACCTCTACCCGAACGGATCCGTCGTCGTCGTCGGGGGCCTGGACCGACCCGGCAAGGTGATGTCCACCGAGTATGACCTGATTTACATCCAGGAAGCCATCGAGCTGTTCGAGGACGACTGGGAGAGCCTGACGACCCGCCTCCGGAATGGGGTTGTGCCGTTTCAGCAGCTCATCGCCGATACCAACCCCGACCGCCCGACCCACTGGTTGAAGCGCCGGGTCGACCGCGGCGCGACGGCGATCCTCGAATCGCGTCATGAAGATAACCCGATCCTCTGGGACCGAGACGCGAACGCCTGGACGGAGAGTGGCCGAACCTATATCGGCAAGCTCGACCGACTGACCGGAGCGCGCAAGCCGAGGCTCCGCCACGGCAAGTGGGTCCAGGCCGAAGGGGTCGTGTACGACGAGTGGGATCGGCAAATCCACATCGTTGACCCGTTTGTGATCCCGGCCTCGTGGCGACGGATCCGGGCGATCGACTTCGGCTACTCGAACCCGTTCGTCTGCCTCTGGATCGCGATCGACGACGACCGCCGCATGTACGTCTACCGCGAGCTCTATCACACCAAACGCACGGTGAAAGTGCACGCGAAACAGATCAACGAACTCTCGGAAGGAGAAACCTACGAGTTCAGCGTCGCCGACCATGACGCGGAAGACCGGGCCACGCTCCGGGAGAACGGAATTGCGACGATCGCGGCCCGCAAGGAGGTCAACCCCGGCATCGAGGGGGTGCAGGAACGACTCAAGGACGCCGGGGACGGGCGAGCCCGACTCTACGTCGTTCGCAACTGCCTGGTCGAGCGCGATCCGGCCCTCAGCGACGCGAAGAAGCCCTGCTCGATCCTCGAGGAGTTCGACAGCTACTCGTGGCCCAAGGCGCCTGACGGCAAGGCAAACAAAGAATCCCCTGAAAAATTGAACGACCATGCCATGGACGCGCTTCGCTACGCGGCCATGGCCGTCGATCGCGGAATCCACGCACTCGAGCCCAGCCACGTCCGTGAGGAACGTGAGCAACGCGAGGCCGAGGACGCCCACCGAACGCACATGGATATCAACAACCCAATCTGGTGGAACGAAGGAGGCCGATGGTGAACACCTTCCTTGGCGGCCAGGCCGTCAACCGCAGTCGTCGTGGATCGGCCGAGGACCGTCGGCTCGATCGGCAGCCCCCGGCCTTCCGCCCAAGCAACGGCGGCCCTCCTTGGTTCGAGACAGTCGCAAGGATACCGGAATCTCGTTCCCACGCTCTGCGTGGGAATGCCGTCCCCGACGCTCTGCGTCGTCTTCCCCGACGGGGCCGCGGCCATGCCAAGGCTGCTGGGTGCCACGGGTTGCACTCAACCCGTGAGCATAAGCCCATGTTTTTGGCTCACGGGTTGAGTACAACCCGTGGCACCCTGGGCAAGCACGCCATTCAAAGGAAGACCAGGGTCAGTTGGGAGAACGCGTCGCTTGGCTTGCCTCTTCATCCTCCCTCCTCGATCGGGAACACCCCCACGTGCCACGCCTAAGCCGTCAAATGTCCGAATGGCTCCGCGCCGAGCGCTCGATCGAGAAGGCCCAGCCCTCGGTCGGGACCTCGTATGGATGGGGCGGCGGCCCGGTCTTCTCCGACGCGTTCCGGTTCCGCCGCGCCCCCACGCTGCCCGCGTTGGCGGAGGCCTACAAGTCACTGATTTTCACCTGCGTTCGGCTCAACTCGGACGCGGTCTCACGGGTCCCGCTCCGGCTTTACCGGATCTCCCCGACTCGCGGAGACCGGGCGACCCGGTGCGACGCCACCAGCGTCTCCAAGGGGGTCAGGCTCCGACTCAAGTCGCTCGCCCACACCGCCAAGGCGATGGCGGGCGCGGGGGAGGTCGAAGAAATCACCGGCGACTTCCCCCTGCTCCGGTTGATCCAGAACGTCAATCCGGCGATGGATCAATCGCAGCTCATCAACTACACCGTGATGAGCATGGACGTCGTCGGCACCGGCTTCTGGTGGCCCACCGAGTTCCACCTCGGTTGCCCTCGCGAATTCTGGCCCCTCCCTCCCCACCTGGTCGCTCCGGCCCTGGAAACCGGGGGGCTCGTGCCGAGCGGCTACGACTTCGGCTCGACCCGATACCGGCCGGACGACTTGCTCATTTTCAAGCATCTTTCCATGAAGAACCCGTACGGCCTCGGGATGTCTCCCACCCAGGCCGCGATCGAATACGCACGGCTCGAAGACACGTTCGTGTCGATCCAGGACGACTTGCTGAGCAACGGGCCGCGGCCCTCGGTGATCGTGTCGCACAAGGACTCGAAAGGCAGCTTCGGCGCGGCCGAGCGTAAACGGCTCGAAGAAGATATGGAACGCAAAGGGCGAGGCGGGCGATCGGGGGCGGCGTTCGTGGTGGACGGAGCCGTGGCGGTCACGCCGGTCTCCTGGGCTCCGGCCGATCTCGGCGCGGTTGCGATCAGCAAGTATGACCTGGAGCGGACCTGCGGCTGCTTCGGCGTCCCGGTCTCGATGGTCACCAACGAGTCGAGCAACATGGCCGTGGCCCGGGAAGGCCTGGAACAGCACGCCCGGAACGCGGTCGACCCGCGCTGTAAAACGATCGCCTCCACCCTCACCCGATGGACCCATGCCCTCGACAAAGACGGCAAACGGAACTGGCACAAGCTGTTCTGGGCCTTCGACAACTGCGTGCCGGAAGACAAGCTGGCCGAGGCCGACCTCCACGCCAAATACATCGCCATGGGCCTCCCCCTCAACGTCGCCTTGACCGAAGCCGGCTACGACGCCGTGGACGATGGCGATACGTCGTTCATCCCCACCTCGCTCCAGCCACTCTCGTCCGCGGCCGGAGCCCGTGCTCATCCCGAACCCAAGCCGGATTGGAGGGATGAGGACGCCGATTTCGACCAGGGCGGCAACGAGAACCGAAGTCGTTCCCCGCGGAGACGGAAAAAGCCGGGACGAACGCGAAAACCGCCGGGGTGAATCCTCAACGGCCGGGCCGGCCGTCCTCCTGGAAACGAACCATGAACACTGCGACCGCCACCGCGGAGACTGATATGTCCACTGAGACATCGACCGAGGTTCTGTTCACGCTCACCCGTAAGGTGTTCGAGCCGGTCGAAACCCATTTCACGCCCGGCGAACGCTCGATGGTCGCCTGGATCTCGACCGACTGCATCGACCATGAACGCGACGTCGTGGTGTCGTCGGGCGTCGACTACAAGACCTTCTTCCTGGGGAAGACGCCGGAGGAGGGCAACCCGTGCGTTCTCGCGTTTCATGATTTCGGGCGATGGCCGCTCGGGCGCTGCGAGTGGGTCAAGATCAAGCAGAGCCGCGCGTTCAACGGGCTGTACGCCAAGACCATTTTCGATGACGACCCGGAGACCGAGGCGGTCTGGCGCAAGATCAAGTCCCGCTCGCTCCGGGGGATCTCGATCGGCTTTCGCCCTCCCGAGGATTTGAAGCCGGGTGAGTGGGGTCCCCCGACGCGGGAAGAGCTCGTGCGCCGGCCCGACTGGAAAGGGGCCGAGCGGGTCATCCGCCGCTGCGTCCTCCTGGAGTACAGCGTCTGCAGTCTTCCCATGAACCCCCAGGCACTCGTCGCGGCCGTGAACAAAGGGGTTCACCGCCCCGTCTTTTCGCCCCAACCCAAGGCCGCCCGTATGTCCGATGCCGATGCCGATCTCGCTCATCCTCCCGACACGTTCACCCCAACGAATGCCGACCCGGAGACGTCGAGTGTCACATCCGAGGGCGGTACGACCTCGGCCGGCCCGCCGGACGCCGAGATCGGCAAGGCCGAGGAGGAGCATACGGCGGTTGCCCCCGAGACCGACACTGCCCCGAACGGCGACGAGGTCGAAACCGAAGTGGGCTCGTTTCAACGGTTCGACCACGTTCAGGTCAAGGCCCCCCATTACAACGGAGGCGGTCGCATCGAGAGCTTCTCGACCCGGGGGCACGTGCCCGATGTGGCGGAGGACATGCTCGGCACGGCCGACGATCCGGCGGCCCGGATCCAGTGCTACAAACCGATGGGCGACGGCCATCTGCCGACCCACGACTACATCGCCGCGCGACTCGTTCACCTGACGAAGCTGGCCGAGCCGATGCGACCGCCGTCGCCAATCAAGACGGCCGCCAAACGGGCAACGACGCCGTCGAGATCCCAACCGACTCTTGCGGGTCCAGAGGACAACCCGCTCCCCCAGGTCGTGGTCCAGTCCGATCAGGAGGTCCGTGCCGAGTTGATCGCCAAGCTCAATGAGATGCTCAGCCCCGACGGATTTCGCAGGATCGCCCGCGAAGAAGCCGAGCGGGCCGCCGGGTTCGTCTGAGTCTCGATCGTCCCTTCCCCTGATTCGTTGCCGTCCCATATTCATTGGGCGGCAAACATTCGCCTCGCCAACTCCCTCTTGCGATCCCTCCCAGGGCCTCACTGCGGGCCAAGGGGATCTTCGATAGAGCACGCTGAGAAGACCGATCGATCCGGACGAGCCATCCACGGAGATGGACGGGACCGGTGCGTTCGGAGCTGTCCGGCCCTCGCCCTGGTTGTTTTCCCGTGACTTACAAGAACAACAACAACCCTTCAAGGGTCCAATCCCGATGCGCATCAAGTTTCTCAAGAATTACGACGAGCACCGCAAGGGGGCCGTTGTGCCCGTGGAAGAGCCGACCGGCAAGCGGCTGATCGAGATCGGCATCGCCGAGAAGGCTCCGGAAGACGATCCGATCCTCAGCCTGGCCGACACGATCAAGACGGCCGTGGCGCAAGGGTTCGCGGCCGGCGCCGCGGAGGTCAGCACCAAGGCGTACGCCGGCCAGCACCCGGCCGGCGCCGACATCCGACCCGGCGAGTCGGAGGCGGACCGCCGGAAGTGCCTGGCCGACCAGGTCAAGTGGATCACGATCGCCCAGTGCCACAACACCTATCCGGGCCGCCAGCGTGAGGCCCAGGAGCACCTCGAAAAGGTCTACGGCTCTTCGTTCCGGGTGTTCGACAAGAAGGACCTGGCGGAGGGGTCGGGGACCACGGGGGGCTACACCGTCGCTCCCGACTACGGCAAGGAGCTGCTTCAGCTCGCTCAGGAAGAGTCGATCGTCCGGCCCTACTCGAACAACAAGAAGTTGCCGGCGCGGGAAGCGTATTATCCCATGCTCAATCAGACCTTCGTTCCCTCGGGAACGCAGGGCTCGCAGCAGTCGGCCTACTACGGCGGCGTCAAAATGACCTGGAGTGGCGAGGCCCAGCCCGGCACGCCGACCGAGCCCACCTTCAAGCAGGTCCACATCGTCACGAACGAGCTCCAGGGGCTCACGAAGATCAGTCGGTTCCTGCTTTCCGACTCGTTCATCTCGCTGGACGCCGAGCTCAAGTCGTTGTTCTCCGGCGCGATCGCCTTCGCCGAAGACTTCGCCTTCCTCGCGGGTGACGGCGTCGCCAAGCCCAAGGGGGTGCTGAACTCACCCGCGACGATCACCTATGCGACTCGCGCTGCGGCGAACAAGTTCCAGCTCGCCGACGCCGCCAACGTGATGGGAGCGATGACCCCGCAGTCGCGGCCCAAGTCGGTCTGGGTGATGACCAACAACCTGTTCAGCCAGCTCGTCCAACTGGTCGATGCCAGCGGCCGGGTGACCTACATCCCGAACGTCGGCACCGGCTACAACGAGGCCAAGCTCGCGATGGGGCAACTGCTCCTCTTCGGCCGCCCCGTCCTCTTCACCGAGAAGCTCCCCGCCCTCGGGACGACCGGTGACGTCCTCTTGGCCGACTTCTCCAAGTACATCACGGCCGACACCGGGTCGCTCGAGATCGCGGCGTCGGATCAGTACGCGTTCAACACCAACCAGATCACCTACCGGATCATCGAGCGGGTCGACGGCCAGGCCCAGATCGATGCCCCGTTCACCCAGCAGGACGGCACCACGAAGACCAGCCCGTTCGTGATCCTCTCCTCGTCGACCACCTGATCACCACCAGGGCGAGGCCGACGCCTCGCCCTGGCTTCCCTCTGACCAGACTCCATACACCCGGGGATCGATTCTCGCATGTCTTACACTCAGCTCTTCACGGAAGCGGTGGCGGTCGCCGCCGATGGGATCCACTCGGCCAGCCAATCCGCCGCCGAGAAGCTCACCGGCGCAGTCGACCTCGCGAAGTTTCGCCAGGTCCTGTTCATTATCGACTCAGGCACGCTCGGTGCGTCGGGAACCCTGGACTTCCAGGTCAAGGGCAGCGCGACCGCCGCGGGCACCTACACCGCGATCCCGAACACCTCGATCACGACCCTCGTCAAGGCAACCGACGACAACAAATACGCGGTCGTCGGAATCACCGCCGAGAAAGTCTCGGCCTTGGGCCTGAACTACGGGTTCATCAAGGGCAGCCTGCTCCCCGGCACGGCCGCCGCCAACTCCGCGGTCGTCGTGCTCGGCGAACTCACCCGGTTCGAGCCGGCCAGCGACAGTGACGCAACTCAGGTCGCCCAGATCGTCAGCCTCTGGCGTTAATTCACCGGCCGGGGCGGGCCAACCTCCCCGGCTTCCTCACGAGGTCTCACCATGCCTCCCCAAGCCAAGTCCGCGCCGTCGACCCCGAAAGGGGTCGCCTCACCCGGCCTTCCGCCTCATCGTTCCGAGGCCATCGCCAACCTCACCGCCCAGGCCCGCAAGCTCCAGGCCGAGCACGCCGACAACGCCGATCGAGCCGACAAGATCGCCTTCCGCCAGGCGGCCATTCATCGCGAACTGACGGAACTCCGCAAGCAGGTCCTCGAGCACGCCTGGGACGGCAACCCACCATGCTGACCACCTACGCCACCAAGCTGATCGCTCGCCCCTCGCCCCACGCGGCCCCGTCCGTCTGTCCGTTCTGCCGCGAGGCGGGTCGACTCGAAGTCGTCCACGTTTACGGCAAGGCGCACCAACGGGTCGTGGGCTGCCGGTGCGAGCGAAGGCACGCCAATCCCGAGGGTCAATCGCATGCCAATCGTCACCGTCAACATCAGTGATGCCGCGCTCGCTTCCAGCGCTTCGGGCTCCCTCCCTGTGTCCCGAGGCCCAGGCGCGGTCCCCCTGTTTGACCCCACCTTGAGTTATCTCAACGGATGCCTCACCAACACGGTGTCGAGCGGATACCAAGCCGCGAGAAAGATCGACCATCCCGATTCGCCGTCGGTCTGGTCCGAGACTTGGGCTCCCACGGTCTTCCCCGGCTCCCCCATCCCCGACTGCGTGCGTGCGCGCGGGATCCTCCCCGGCGACAACGGCCCCGGCCAACCCTCGATGACCTGGAACGAGGAAAGCCGATTCGTGAATGGAGCGCCACCCGGCGGCCTCTGGGAAGCCCACTACAATTACGAATCGTTTGATGGGACTGCCAACTACCGACCGATCGTCTATTATATCGATCAGAATACTCACCTCCTCTATCTTGAGTATCGACTCGGGACGGCGGTTTGGTATGGGCGAGACGCATCTTTCCCGCTCCTCTCGATTCAGTCGATCAATGGCGATAACAGCGGCAGCGTCTTTATCCAGAACCAGGGCACGAACGGCCCTCTCGCCGTGACTGGGACCGCTGCCGATATCGTGTTCGGGCTCAACGCCGGGCAGTTTTTCCGGTTGTACTCGGTCCAAGCTGCGACCATTGGGAATCCGACGCGGAATTCCGTCGGCCTCACGATGATCGGGGCTTACTGGACCGGAACCGCAAGCGCGGGCGCGGCCTCGTCACTCCAGACGATTGTTACCGGCAACAACATCTTTCACGCGTTCCTCGGTGTCGGGACGGGCGAGTTCCGGTTCCAGAACGATAACAAGGTCGGTCTCGGCGTTCCGCTCGCCAAATTGACCCAAAATATCGTGATGAGTCCCGGCTATCTGGCCGCGGTCGAATCGAACGGGATCCGCGTTTTCCGGCTGATCGGCCTCAATAGTTCGGACCGTGTCGAGATCGACTCCGACGGTCGCGGCACGGTGTTTCCCAACAACGTGTACTACGGGGCTTATGGTTCGGGGGCAGGACCGCGAATTCGCTCGGGAACCGGCGGCACGGACAACTTCCTGGTGATCAACGCCGGGTCGGCCGGGTCGAGCACGAACAACCTCTATCTCAATCTCGACAGCCCCAATGCGTCGGTGGGGATCTACGGGCAAGCCTCGATATTCGCGGCCGGCGCGTCGGGCCAGTGCTTGTCGGTGGGCGGGGTCGGTCCGACCGGGATCCTGCTCGCCGGCAACGGGGTGGGCCATTGCGGCTTGCGGTACACCCCGGCGTCGGGGCTTGTGGAACTGATGAACGCAGGCGGAAACGACCCGAGAGCCTGGACCTCGAGCGGCGCGTTCAGTTTCAAGGTACCAGGGGGGTTCGCCTCGGGCATCAACGCGACTGCCAAGACGACCGCCTACACGTTGACGACCTCCGACAGCACGATCCTTGGGAACGCGACCGGCGGTGCGTTTGCGGTCACCCTGCCCGCGGCCAACGCGGTCCCCGCGGGACGGCTCTTCACGGTCAAGAAGACCGACGCGTCCGCCAACGCGGTCACCCTGACCAGGGCGGGTGCCAATCTCATCGACGGGGCGGCAACCTACGCTCTGGCGAGCCAGTGGAAGTATGCGACGATCCAGTCCGACGGGGTGAGCAACTGGTACGTCGTTGCGAACAACTGAGCATAAGGACAAAGCATGCCGCTCATGATCGTCCAAGGGATCGCCGTTCAAGGTGATCAAACCCGCCTCGTCATCAGCGAGCCGGGGACTCGCGAGGGCGCCGCCATCACGATCCGTTCGCTTTGGTTCGGCCCTGTCCCTGCACGTTTCCAGCTCGGCGATCAGATTGAGCTTGGGGAAACGTCGTCCCTCTGGTTCCCGCGCGGGGTCGCGACTGACGGTATCACGATCGACCATATCGTGACATGAAAACTCTCCAGCCCATCAACTAAGGCGAAACTCGATGTCCGACACAACCCTTCGTCTCCGCTACCCCACGGGCGCAAATCTCTACGCCCAGATTGAAGGTGGCGGCGGCGTTTGGAATGGCACCGCCTACGTCGCATTCGTTAATGCGGATTGGGCCACCTATGCGACCCTTGTCACGGAGACGCCCGCCGGCAGCGGCCGCTACGTCTGCCAGTTCCCGACCGCCTCGCCGCCGGGCAACTACTCGTGGTCGATTTACCTCCGGGCCGGCGGTTCCGCCGCACTGGGCGACGTAGCGATCGGTCAAGGCGACGGCTACTGGGACGGGACCACGTTCGGGGGAACCTCCAAGGTCACGGACGGAATCACGGTCGCCGACCTGCCCAGTCCCGCGCCCAACGGTTACGGCCCCATCGGCACCGGCTCCGTCACGGTGAATCAGGACTATCCGACCGCCGGCAACCTCAGCTACCAAACGGTCGGTGGGCAGGGGATCGGGGGGGCCTTGGTGCGCGCCTACCTCGCGTCGGAGTACGCGTCCAACCCGAACGCGGCCACGATCCGGGGGCAGACCCTCACTCTCGACACCGGCGCCTGGGCCAACAACATCGACCTCGACCCGGAAGACTACAAGATCACGTTCAAGGCGGACGGCTATGAACTGCTCGTCATCGACCTCAGTGTGAGCTAAGCGCCCATGCCCGCAGTCCCGACACCGATTACGAACCCCGATCCGGTTGATCTGATCACCGTCCCCGACGCGACCAACGTCCTGTTGGCCGGCGGTGTCACGCTCACCACGGCGCAAGCCGCGATCCTGGGAAACCTGATTACCGCCGCCTCGCGTGAGATCATCCGGTATTGCAGCCGGAAGTTCGGCCTCGCGACCTACACCGAGATCGTGACGCCCGAGGGGGGTCGGCAGGACCGGGGCGAATCCGACTCGGCCAAACTGTCCGCCTTCCCGGTGCAGTCGGTCGCGAGCGTCACGACGGGACGATCGTCCGTTTTGACGGTCACCAACTCCGACCCGGCCACGAACCAGTTTGCGAGCGTCGCGTTCACTCTGACCGGCGACGTCGAGTATCTCGACCTCGCCTACACCGGCCTGAGCCTGAGCCGAACCGCGAGCGGGGTCACGACCAGGACCACGCTCAGCTTCACCTCGTACGTCACGCTGGGAGCTCTGGCCACGGCGATCAACACCCTCGGCGCCGGCTGGAACGCTCGGATTCAGTCGAGCTATGAGTGCTACCCCTCGGCGAGTCTCGTGGGGGTTCGCGAGCCCAAGAACGCCCTCGGCAATGGGGCGGTGCTCGACCTGTTCACGACGTCGGCAACCCGCTACGACATCGACCGTGCCACCGGAATCCTGCGGTGCCACGGCTGGGGAGGAAATGGCTTCGGCGCTGCGTTCGGCGCCCCCTCCGGAGCCTCATGGGAGGGCGCCGGAGGCGATGGCGGAAGTGGGTGCTCGGGTCAGTACCAGGTCACGTATCAGGCCGGGTGGGCCACGATCCCCGAGAACTTGCAGCAGGTTTGCGCGGAGGTCGTCAAGGGGATCTTTGCCCGACTCGATGGCGATCCCTCGCTCAAGAGCGAGACCGCCGACAAGTATTCATGGACGGCCAAGGACGCCATGACGAGCCTCCCGGACTGGGCGACGAGCGTGCTTGGCTACTACAAAGACTGGAGCGTTTAAGTGTGCGTTCCCCTTCCGCTCGCTGCCTTCCGAACCGCGTCGCGCTCTTTCGCTTCTCCCCGACCCAAGACGAGGACGCGGGCGTCGACGCCAACTCCTACGGCGCGGCCTTCGCCACCGACGTTCCCTGCTCGGTCCAGCCCGCCGAACCCGAGCGGTTCCTGGACAACGACACGGCCCGACTGATCCAGAAAACTCGGTGGAACGTTTTGTTCCGCGACAACTATTCCCTCGTCGCCGACGACAAGATCGTCTGGGCCGATGACGTCGGCGTGAACCACCACCTTTTCGTCCACGGCAACGCCGACCAGGCGGGACGGGGGGCGGCCTTCGTGGTCTCCTGCGAGGAACGAACATGAGTTCAGCCCCCGACCTGCCCGCCGCGATGATCGCGTGGCTCCGGGCCAGCCCCAGCGTCGTGGCGGCCTTCGCGGAGAACACGGCTTCGCCCACGACCACCAAGTTCTGGGCCGACGAGGCGCGTCGGGGCGTTGGCTTACCGTGGGCCGTCTACGAGGAAACCGGCAGCGATCTGATCTACATGACAGTCACCGAAAGTGTCGCCCCGTCGATCGAGACCGGGCAGATCCGCTTCACGGTGGTGTCGGCCGAGAAGAAAAGAACGCGCGATCTGGGTCGGCTCGTGGCGGAGACCCTGAACGACGCGCCGCTCGTTTTCGACGATGGCTTACTCATGAACCTTCGGGCTCGTACCCCGTTTTCCGTCCCGATCGAGCACGTCAGCGCCGACCATCCGGCCGCCTACGCTCGCGTGATCGTATTCGATTTCATGGTGAATCGTGCTCGGCCCATCTGAGTCGGCCTTTCCCATTTTTCGCATCAAGCCGTCTTGCTCTTTCTCTTCCGCCAATCCACACCGACCTCCAAACGATGAGGTGGCCTCATGGCCGTCGTCACTGGAACCGTACAGCTTGTCACAGGCTTCAACCAGACGGTCACGTCTGGTCTCGTCACCACCCAGACCTTGCCCGCGTCGATCGCGCTGACCACCCAGTACGCCAATGGGACTGGGGCGGGCCAGGTCGACCTGATCTACGCCAAACAGATCGCGTTGGTGGCGAGCACTCCGCAAACGCTCGACCTCACGGCCCTTACCGATCTCTCAGGAGCGTCGGTCAACTTCGCACGTGTGCGAGAGTTGGTCGTCCAGGTCGTGACCACCACGAGTGCCTTCAACGTCATCGTTGGGGCGGCAGCCGCGAACCCCTGGGCACCGATCTGGGGCGCCACCGGCACTGACACCGTGTTCGCCGGGTCGATTCGCTACTTCACCGATCCGACGTCGGTCGGCGCCGGGGTCGGTGCAGTCACGAGCGGCACGAGCAAGACGCTCAAGCTCGACCCGGGCAGCAACAACGTCACGATCAACCTGCTCATTGCGGGTTGTACCGCCGTCTCCTGACCGTCCGTCCCCATGATGCGACAACCCGACGCCCCCACTGAGGCAATCTCTGATGCCCAATACGTTCATCCACGGATACAAAGGCAAGTTCCTGATCGGCGCGACCGATTTCGCCGTCACCGACTTCAACCTCGATTGGGAAGTGGACGCCGATGACATCACTCACACCGGTGCAGGCGGTTCCCAGGTCGTGCTCGACGGCGTCGAGCGATTCGAAGGCACAATCACGTTTATTTATGACACCAGCAACAAGCCGACGGTCGCCCCCCAGCAGCTCAAACCGCGGACCTTCGCCGTCGTCCACCTGAAGCCCGACGGCACCGATGACTTCTCCGCCACAGTCCTCTGCTACAAGTTCGCGTTCAAGAGCGGCCCCAAGGCCGGAGCCGTCGCCGTGACCGTGAATGTCAAGAGCTCGAGCGCCATCACCTACCCAGTGAGCTAAAAACCAGTCCCGTGGCCAAGGTGACGCCGCCCCAACCGATGCCGAAACGAACCCGGGTACAGGTCAAGAAAGTTGGCTCCCCCTCCCCCCCTGAGACCGCAGGCGAGACGCCCGCGGCCCCAGGGACTAAATGCAAATGCAATTAAGATTTGAGATATCCCAATGAATTTGCCCAACGTCACCAACGCTCCGCGAATCATCGTACTCGACGGGACGGCCTACCGGGCCCGCACGCTCACTCTCGGTCAGCTCGGTGAGATCTTGGCCTGGCTCGAGGACCGACTCCCGCAAGATGACGACGACAAAAACAATCGCGTGGGGCCGCCCTTGTTCTCGAGTGAGGCATCCAGGCTCGCCCTGGCAACGACCGATGGCTTGGCCGTGATCCTCCACCTGTCGCTCCTGTCCTGCCAACCCAGCCTGACGCGAGACCAGGCGAGATCGCTTGCGGCCACGATGACGGTCGAAGACGAAGCACAACTCCACTCGACCGCATTCCGGCGCGGGCTTGCCCACGGTCGGACCGGCGGCGATCGCCCCCCGAAGGATCTGGCCGAGGTGAATTGGGGCGAGATCTTCGAGTCGCTCACGGACCATCGGGCGGACGCCTACGAAGGAGTGAGCGCGATCACGCTCGATCAGCTTGACAACCTTGTCAGCCGCGGTGAGTCAGGCGCCGAAGCGCTACTGTCACCGAGCGATGTGCAGGCTCTCTGGGAGGCCGCGCCAGGACCGGAATTCCTCGTGACAGGAGCTGCCTCCGATGCTTGTTGATCCCAGCGTAATCGCCCTCGCCCGCGCCATTCACGAAGCCGGGGCCAAGGGCGTTGACGAAGCGAACCAGGAAATCCTCGCCCTCGAGACCAACCTCACAAGCCTCGGCACCGCCCATGAACAAGGCAAACTCAAGATCACGGAATACGCCCACGAGTGCGAACGCCTCCGCGTCCAGATCGAGCGGCTGAAATCAGCCCTCGCGGCGGCCAAGACGGAGACGGAGACGGCGGTCACCCACCCGCCAGTCGTGAATTCGACGGCACGCCGGGACGGCCCGACCTTGATGCAGCTCGGCTTGCAGGATCAAGGCGCCGCCGACCGCGAGGCGAGCCGACTCGCGAACGCTCTCGAATCGTCCGGATACAACACGATCCTCAGAGCAGCCGAGCGCGGAGCGAATGCCCTTCGATTGAGCGTCGAAACGGCCCTGGCCAAGGCGGGAGTCTCGTCCCATGATCTCGACGATTTCACGACTCGAGTGACGGACAAGCTATCGGCATGGGTCGACAACAACGTCAAAGGGCGAGCCAGCCCCATGAGGTCCCTCGACACCGAGGCGCGAGCGGAACGGCCCAACGAAGCGATCGAGCCGACCCCAAACCCAAATTCACAGTCGGAGCAGCCATCAGCATCAACGGCAACAGCCATGCACACGATTGACTCCAAAGTCATCTCCAGCAAGCAATACCTTGACAGGATGCTGGTGGCCGGCTTCTCGAAGCCGACCGAGCAGGACAAGATCGCGGCCAGGCAACTCGACGAGCAGAAGAACACGAACAAAAAGCTCGACGGGCTCACGAAGGCGGTCATGGACCGGAACAGACAGGGCGACGTCGCCCGATTCGCGCGGGGGAGGACTTGATCGCATGGCGACGACCATCAACGGAATCGTCTGTCAGGAGCTCCGTGAAGGCTTCGACGAGGGCATCCACCGCGAGGGGCCGGTCGCGACCAAAAAGTTCCTCTGCAACTGGGCCGACCGCTACGCCGTGGCGAACGGCCTCCTCGGGCTCGTCACCCACTCGGGAGGCGTCGGCGGCACCACCACCTTCACCACACCCGCGCGCTATCCCGAGAGCAACAACATGTTCGCTCGCGAGATTTCCATCGAGGGCAAGGGCAAGGCCACGCAGGGTCCGTTGCAAATTCAGTTCGCGCAGGCCGTGATCACGGTCAACTACAACGTCCCTCAGTTCAACTACCTGCCCAATCCCGACATCTCGCTCGACCCCACCGCCCCCTATGTCTACGCGACCCAGGAGATCGACTTCGGCCGCGAGTTCGTCACCATCGAGAAGTCGGCGGTCACGCTGGCCAACGGGCACAAGCTGAAGGATCTGCCCTACGCGTTCCCGATCGCCCAGGCGGTCATGACGATCCAGTTGCATCAAGTGCCGTATCTGCCCGCCGCGCAGATTCTCACGGCCATGCAGCAGCCGCTCAACGACGCGACCTTCCTGGGAGTCGCCCCGGGCTACCTGATGTTCAACGGGTGCAAGAGCCACACCGAGGCGAGCACGGACGCCACCTACACCCAGTCATTAACTTACGTCTTCGCCTACCGCCCGATCCTCCGCTGGGACGAAGTGTTCGACCCCAACGGCGTCGACGGCCCCCAGCAGGCCCGCTACAACGGGGCCGCCATCCTCCTGCGGTCCGACCTGTCGAGCCTGATCCCGTCGGCCTATCGAGGGTAACCCATCGTGAAACTCCCGCGCGTCAAGCCGGGCGACCCGATCACCGACACCGACTTCAACCGGCTGATCGACGCCGCCAACCAGTGCAACCTCTCCGTCGGCCAGGGCGGAAGCCTGAACATGATCGCAGACCCGGACGGCTACGTGCTCGACGCCGTGACCTCCGAGCCCATCTGGGGCAAGGTCACGGGCCCGCTCGCAAGCGGGACGTACCCATTCACCGAGCAGTTCCCCGACTCCGGCGGGACCTGGACGGCGGGCACGCTGACGGATGTCGCTTACGAGGTCGAAGGCAACACGTCCGTCGCGACGAACACGTATATCCAGCTCTGGCGATCGGCGTCGGGCGACTGGCGCTTCCTCGCGGGGACCTGCTGACCCATGGCCAAACTCCAACACGTCAAGCCCGGCGCCCCGATCGAAGCCGACCTGTTCAACGCGATCGCCGCGAAGCTCGAGCGGTTCGCCAACCTTGCCGTGGCCGGCCGCTACCTCCGCCTCTGGTCCAGCCCGACCGGCAAATGCCTGGCCATGGCCATGCCCCAACCGACCTGGGCCCTCCTCTCGGGTTCAACCTCCCCCTACTCCTTCCAGGAAGTCCGCGACGCCGCCGCCGGCACCTGGGAGGTCATGGCCAACGGCGACCGCGGAACGACCAACGTCTACGAGCTCAACGACAAGCCGGGCCTGGCCGGCAAGGTCGTGCCGATCACCTGGACCGCCGCCGGCGATTGGCGGTTCCAGTGGGTCGGTTTTGGAACGCCGACGTGTGAGAACGGCCGGATCTGCGTCACGATCGACAGCGACGGATGCTCACCCGCGACCCCCGTCTACGGCGCCACGGTCACCATCCACGACTCGGCCGATCCCCCGAACCTCGTCGCCACCGGCCTCACCTCCGGGACCCTCACCGGGCTGACTCTCTCCCACTCGGGATCCGGTTACACCAACGGAACCGGCTACCCCCTCGGCATCAGCGGCGACGGCAGCGGTGCCGCCGGCACCTTCGACGTCGTCGGTGGCCAGATCACCAACCTTGTGTTGACCGACGGCGGCTCCCACTACACCTCAGCAACCATCACCTTCCCAGGCGCTGGCCCAGGCACGGGCGCGGCAGCCTCGGCCACCGTGAAAGGCCAGTGCTGCCTCGAAATCCCCTCCGCGGGCAATTATGGCGTAACCGTCCAAGTCCCCGGAGCCACCGATCGCACCGCGACAATCAACGCCGTCTGCAACCAAGACAACCACGTGTCCGTGACCTTTCCGAGCGATTCACTGGGAACGGTCTGCTTCACATTCCTCCGCTGCACCTCATCCGGGACGATTTTTGTCCCCGGCGCAACGGTCTCAACCACCGGCACAGGAGTGGCCACAGGAACGGGCGACGCGAACGGCCAGCTATGCCTTCGAGTCGGCCACGGATCCTACACCGCCACGATCACGTACCCGTCAGGGGCAACGCGAACTCTGGCTTTCGAGGTCATGGCGTGCTCGACCACGAATGTCACCGTCACTTCGATCACATCGGTTTGCTTTGAAGCTCGCACCAACGCCCCGGGTTGCACAGGGAGCATCACCGTCACCAACGACGACGACGGCACGATCTTGGGAACGGGGTCGATCACGACAACATTTGACGGAGCATTTTATACAGGGCAGGTCTGTGTCATGATCACTGAAGTTTTTTTTGGCGACATCAACAATTTTGGCTACGACGTAAGTTGGCCGCTTCAGTCATACCACTCCTCTGCGGTTGTGGCCTGCTACCAGTCGTCAATCCCTCTCAACGCCGATTCGATCGGAGCTGGATGTTGAAACTCGCAAAAGAGTGTCTCGATTGTCCTCGGATTGCTGCAAACCTGACCATGCCCTGCATCGGGCAATATGTGAGGGACGGCTCGTATTGTCAGAAATCGGCCGAGGAGGATCCTGTGGCAACCGATCGAATCCTCAGTTGGTCTCCACCTCATGCCGAGGTGGTCTACAACTCTGACCAGCTGACCGTGAAACCAACCTTGAAGATTAATATCGCGAGAATCCAGCCTCAGGTTGCCGAGTCGCTCTTACTGCTAATCCGAATGAAGACATGCCAACACTGGCAAGCATCATCGACGTGCGGATGCGGAGTGAATCGCTGCTCTAAGGGGAAGGGAGTCGGAGGAAAGGTAGGACACCAAGATTGTTTTAATTGCCTACGTGATGTCAAAAGTGTTACTGCAAGGGACCGCCAACGGACTGAAACATCTGACTCGTGATATCGTCCAGTCCAACGTATTCTAGCATCGTGTTTGTATCGTTTCGCAGTTTGCCGCCAAATCGGACGCTTTGAATCGAACCAACGCGATCCGGGTCCACTCGACCTGCTTGGTTTTCGACCAGCAAGTTTGCCACATTCGAATAAGACATGGGTGACCCACTTGAATCCCGCAACGACTCTACGGCACCACTGGCGAGAGGAAAAACACTTCGATCGTCGATGGCCCTGTAGTTGACGCCGAGTTGCGCCACGCCGGGAATCTTGTCTGGACCACCCGAGAGGATGAGAAACCGGCTGTAATAGGCCCGTCGGACGTAGTAACCGGTATCGGTTCCGGTTGAGCGGTCCCAAAAGGTAGCATTAGAGGCAATCGTTCCCGATGTCGCCATTGGATCAACAAGCGTAATAAAATGAGCCATAAAAAACCTCGCTGCCCCACTTATCTTGCCGCTGGCTGTGCCATATTCGCCCGGAACCGCGTTATTGAAATCGCTTCCCCACCACGCGGGAGCCAACAAGGTTTGGTTGGGATCCAGCGGGTTCTGCTCGCGCGATTCATAAACGCTAGAGTACGGACCAGGAGTTCGGCCTTCGGCGACGTCGGCTCTTAGCTTTGCGAGATCTGGAAACCCTTTCTGCGAATCCGATCGGAACAGGATCGGCCAGCGATAGAACTGAAGCGGTTCGCCCCAAGCATCGACGAACTCAAGTAGACCGTCCCCATCGGTATCCTGGACCTCCTTGCTCGTGAAATCATCGCGGTCAAATACGCCTCCAGATACGCCGACCCCCTCGACGAGGATCGCGTAGAGCATCTCACTTCGGGCGGTCTTGTGCTTGTGCCTCGCAAGTCGCTCTTTGATCACGACTACTTCGGCCTCGGATAAATCCATCACTCCCTCGAAAAAGTCATCGATGTAACCGTCGCTGTTATTGTCGTTACCATCATACCCCTTCGAACAGTAGCCAAGTTGCTTATAAATGCCGGCGGACACTTCGAACGCGGCGCCATACATTCCTCTAACAGGGACTCCGCCTGCGTTAGCCCCAAGCGGCAGCATATAATCCGTCGCATTGCCCGCCACGCCAAACACCGCAGCCGCGAAGTTCACCGGATAGAACCCCGGGGTGACCACAGCCTTGGGTTGGACGAAAAAAACATCGGGAAGCACAGACCGGAGGTAGTCGAATTGAGCAATGACTTGAGCACGTTCAATGCTCTCGATGCGCTTCGCACCACGATGATGAAGAGCGGCCATCGTGTAGTGGGCCGGCGTCGGTTCAGCCCGATAGTTCGTCAGTGCGTCCACCCGGTCCGTCATCGCGGTTTCGAGCTTGGCGATCAAGGCGATGGTCGCCTTCTCCTCGGCACGACGGACACCACCCATCGCCGCACGAATGATAAAGGCAATAAGAATTCCAATAATTACTATCACTACCAATAATTCAATCAGCGTGAATCCGCGTTGCACCAT